CATCTATATACACACAATAAAAGGAAAATGATATGATTGAATATGTTATTAAAAGAAGTGGTGATACAGTTCCATTCGACAGCTCTAATATTGAGCAAGCAGTAACAAAAGCTATGAGTGCTATCAATATTAGATCTAAAGGTCTTGCATCTGATATCACATCAGAAGCCCTAGAACGTTTATTAGCAGAAGGTGAAAACGTTGTAGAAGTAGATCGCATCCATAAGTTAATTGAAAACGTTATTATGGATATGGGATTACATGAGCTGGCCAGGGAATATATCGTATATCGTGCTACTCACATGCCTGATATTTTCCGTAAGCGTACTAACCTTAAACCATATGAATATCCACAATTAGTAGAATACACTGATGCTATTCGTCATTCATATTGGGTTCATACTGAGTTTAACTACTCATCTGATATCCAAGATATGAAAGTTAACATGACTCCTGAACAAGCTAAGGTAGTTGAACGCGCTATGTTAGCTATTTCTCAGATCGAAGTTCAAGTTAAAACATTCTGGGGTAAGATTGGCGAGCGTATGAATAAGCCTGAAGTTCAAGCTGTGGGTGCTACGTTTGCTGAATCTGAAGTACGACATGCTGATGCATATTCAAACTTACTTGAATTAATGGGTCTAAATAAAGAATTCGAAAGTGTAGTAGAAGTACCGGCTATTAAAAAACGTATCGAATATCTCGAGCAGTCTATGGGCTTTCCTGTAGAGAATAAAGACTACTTCCACAACATTATCTTATTCTCAATGTTTGTAGAAAACGTATCATTATTCTCTCAGTTCTTAATTATGATGGCGTTCAATAAACATAAGAATATGCTGAAAGGTATTTCTAATGCGGTTGAAGCTACATCTAAAGAAGAAGATATTCATGCTCGATTTGGCTTCGAATTAGTTAATATAATTAAAGATGAGAATCCTGATTGGTGGACTAAAGAAACTGAATCTACTATCAAATCATTATGCCGTCAAGCTTATAAAGCAGAAGCTGGTATTGTTGATTGGATGTATGGCGATATTGATTTAGACTTCCTACCAAAGGATACGGTTAAAGAGTTCTTGAAACACAGATTTAATCAATCGCTAAATGCTATTGGAATGAAGAGTGTTTATGGGGTAGATCCTCAGGCTATTGAAGATACTCAGTGGTTTATTGATGAGACTCTAAGTACTAAAAACATTGACTTCTTTGTGAAAAGATCTGTAGCTTACTCTAAGAAAACAAAAGCGTTCACAGAGGATGACCTTTTTTAGGATATTCCCAGGTCCAGCTGCCGTCTTCTAAATACTTTCTTTTTCTGCCTTTAGCTGTTTCAGAAAGCTTAGAAGACATAGCATTAGACTTCTTGATACCTTTTCGTTTTTTAGCTGCCTCAGATATTTTTTGACGGGCTTTTTAGATAACTATATGAACAAACTTACAATATAAAGGATTATAATATAATGGCATTTGAATGGCTTAATGAACAATCTCGTACCTTCTTATCAAGAGGGTACTTACTACCAGGACAAACAGCAGAAGATCGCGTAAGAGCTATTGCTGATAAATTTGAATCTCTAGATGGCACTCCTGGTATTGGTGATAAATTTTATGATTATATGGGAAGAGGTTTTTATTCTCTAGCCTCGCCTATTTGGTCTAACTATGGCAGCAAGCGAGGACTTCCTGTATCCTGTTTCGGATCATATATTGATGACCACATGGAATCAATCTTATACGGTCATGCCGAGAACGGTATGCTAATGAAAGGAGGTGGAGGTACTTCTGGTTATTTTGGAGCACTTCGTCCTCGTGGAGCTCCAATCACGGATAATGGTGAATCTTTTGGGGCTGTTCACTTTATGGAGTTATACGATAAGTTAGCTTCTGTAGTTTCTCAAGGTTCAGTTCGTCGTGGTTTCTTTTCAGCTTACTTGCCAATTGAGCATAAAGATGCAGAAGAGTTTCTAGATGTAGCTACTGAGGGGCATCCTATCCAAGGATTAACTACTGGTATTACTGTATCAAACGAATTCTTAGAGAAAGTCAAATCTGGTGATAGCGAAGCTCGTAGATTATGGGCTAAAGTATTGCAGACTCGTTCTGAGATTGGTTTCCCCTATATCTTATTCTCTGACAATGTTAATGATGGTCGCCCTGAGGTATATAAAGAGAAGGACATGACTGTATATGCTTCTAATATGTGTTCTGAAATTGCTTTACCATCTAGCAATGATGAAACGTTTACTTGCGTATTATCATCATATAACTTGGCTCATTGGGAAGAATTAAAAGAGACTGATGCTATTGAGACATTAGTTCGTTTCTTGGATACCGTTGTAACCGAGTTCATTGATAAGACTGATGGATCTGAGTATCATAAGCGCGCCAATACGTTTGCTCGTCGTCATAGAGCATTAGGTGCTGGTGTGTTGGGATGGCATTCATATCTCCAATCAAATATGATCCCATTTGAATCTCGTGATGCAGCTCAAAAGAACTTAGAGATTGCTAAGGCTTTAAAAGAGCGTACATACAAAGCATCTGTAGCACTAGCTACAGAAAAGGGTGAACCAGAGTTACTAAAGGGATATGGTCGTCGCAATACTACACTAATGGCTATTGCCCCTACTAAGTCATCCTCGTTTATTTTGGGTCAGGTATCTCAATCTATTGAACCTGAATTCTCTAACTGTTATGTTAAGGATTTAGCTAAGACTAAGGTAACAATTAAGAATCCATTCTTATTGAAATTACTTGAAGATAAAGGTCTTAATACTCCTGATGTATGGTCTGACATCTTACAAGCAGATGGTTCGGTGCAACACGTAGATTATCTCACAGATGAAGAGAAGGCAGTATTCAAGACATTTGCCGAGATTAATCCTGAAACTATTATTGACCAAGCCGCGGCTCGTACGCCGTATGTAGACCAAGCTCAGTCACTTAACTTAATGATTGATCCTGATATGTCTGTTAAAGAGATTAATTCTTTATACTTTAGAGCATGGCAGTTGGGTGTCAAATCTTTATATTATCAATTCAGTATGTCAAAGGCACAGTCATTGACACGTAAGAAAACAATGAACACTTCATGTGCTTCATGCGAAGGTTAATAAGGAGAAATCATGCAAGAATATGAAGTTGATTGCCCCGAGTGTGAGGAATTCACTAATGTTCGAACTGATGATGATGATCACTACCCTTGCTTTTGTCCTCTATGCGGGGCAGAGGCTGAGGTAGAGATTACTGATATTAAATTCGACTAAGATAAAAGTACCATATATAATTTTATGTGGTATTATAATAACGAACAATTCAATCCAGGCGACCTGACCCCATGGTCAGGTTTCGTCTATCTAATTACAGATCTTTCTAATGGTAAGATGTATGTGGGTAAAAAAACTTTTTGGTCTATCCGCAAGCTCCCTCCACTCAAAGGTCAGAAACGTAAACGCACCAAAAAGTCCCATTCAGACTGGCAGAAATATTATGGCTCCAGCGAAGAAGTCAAACTACTAGTTGAAGAATCTGGAGGCGATCGATTTAAAAGAGAGATATTAAGACTCTGTAAGACTAAAGGTGAAATGTCTTATTTCGAAGCTAAAGAACAGTTTGATAGAGATGTGTTACTCCGAGATGATTATTACAATGCATTTATTGGGTGTAAAATCCACGCTAATCATGTAACTAATGTGAAGGAAGAATATAATGGGAGAGATAATTGA